TATCCACGAACACGTCAATATACAAGAATTCTACACTAATGTGATGGAGAATTTTTACTCGCGGTACTACAACTCTAAAAAGTTGACCAAGATAGTTCCACTATCAAAGTTGATTGAGTTTGCCGAGAACATTATTCTTTATGTACTTCCGTACTACAAGCCAGATAAAATTTCACAGGAATGTATAGACTATTGTGAGGACTTTACAAATACCTTCAAGTTTATCGAGTTGAATCAGATTCCCGTTGGTGATGAGATGAAGAATCAAAACTATATGTGGTACACCGCGACTTCACGTCCAAGTAACTCATGGAACAACTTCAACTTCTCTGCTCTAAATAAAAATGATGGTACACGTAATAAGATTCATTCTAGATTTGAAAACGGGAAGATAGTTCAGTTTGACTATGATGGATTTCACATCAAACTACTGGCAAAGATTCTTGACTACAAGTTCACTAAACACCCATACGATGAAATAAAGGAAGAGTTAGGACTTGATATTCCTTATGATGAAGTAAAGTCACGGGTGTTCCAAAACATATACGGAACAATTACAGACCAATTCTTACAACATCCATTCTTCCAAAGAGTTCAGGCAATGATTGATGAACTATATCAAGAGTATGTTGAAAAGGGATATACGGAGTCATACTTCTATCATAAGAGATTTCGTGAAATAGAAGACCCAACACCAAATAAGGTCTTCAATTACTTCTTACAATCATTAGAGACGGAATATAACGTTCGTAAATTAAAAACCGTTCTACCACTGTTAAACAACCGAAGAACGGTATTGTGTATGTATCTTTACGATGCCTTTGTATTTGATATTTCACCTGATGAAATGGACTTCATACCACAACTAAAACGAATGTTCGAGACCGATGGTATGACAACTAAATGTTCGATTGGTGGTGATTTTGGTAGTATAACACCATATTTATAATGGTACACTATTATTATAGGAATATTACAAATGATAGACATTATTGAAGAAATTGTAAACGAATGGTCAAAAAAAATACCATCGGGTATAATTGATTTGGAAAATGAAACACATCTGTATGAGTTGTTGGATGTTTTGAATCGCAAGATTGATAACCCACACATTGTCAAGGCAGTAATGGAAAATATTCGGGAACAAACGAGAGAGAGGTATTGAAGACACAACTTGTATGTACTTTTGTAAAAAAATATGAGATAGAAGATAGATTGGAAGATATACAAAATGAGTTTAGAGTTCTAAACAATAAAGTATTTCTTTTGAGATCGGAAAATCTAATAAATGAACTTATTCTATCTTACAACGTTCTTTTGGATTCGCACAAAGATTTTTTACACGGTTCAATTTTAGTTCACCGTAAAAAAGAAAGTAATACGATTTACACAATCAACGCACTCAATGAGTTGATTATGAATCTGAACAATGGTGTCCTTGACAAGACATATCCAATAGAATGGGAAACATACAAAGATACTATGATGTTGAAGAAGCCAGACGGATTGAAAATAATCAAGATTGATCTGATACGAGTGTATTCAATATAAAAATTCAACCATCCTATATTTATGTTATATGGTATTTTCTGTTTAGAGTATTATTATGAATGAAATCCAACTTATAAAAGAGACAAACGAAATTATCGAGTCAATCCGAAAAGAATTCGCTTCTATACGAGAAGCCGAAGGATTTGAAGGTGTATTCTCTGACATTAGTAAACAATTGAAAGACATCTCAATGTTACCAAACAGTACGATTGATGTCTCCAAATATAAAGAACAGGAAATCGTTCAGACTCTGAAAAAACTTGGATATGAGTACAAAAAACCATATGGCAATAAACTCCACTTCTTCAATAAAAAAACAAGTATAAGTGTCTACCTCGATAAAACAAAAGGTATGATAACACCAATACCATAAGAGGAAACTATGAAACGAATACATGAAGCAACATTACTTTCAGCTGGGAATGCAACATCATTGATGGTATTTATTGATTTGGCAATGGTTGTTGAAAAACAACGTGGTATGTTATCTGTTGCCTTCCCATCGTTAGGAAATAAGGGAATCAACAAAATGTTGAGAGGATTTGCCTCCAATGAAATGTATGGTGAGAAGAAAGAACAGTTACTTGGAATATCAGAACGATTTTATAACAATGGCCCTATCAAGGCACTTTATAAAACACTTTCTTTCCTTTCGTCTCAATCAACAAAGCCGGAAGAATCTGATAAAAGAATGCAAGATGTAAACCGTGTTCTTTCTAAAATTGAAAGAATGATAAATGGAAAACTTACAAATGAAGAACGTGAAATGTTTTCTCAAATGGAAGATAGTCTTGATAATGTCAGTGACGGTCTAAATTCAAATCTAAATTCTTCGTTAGAATCTACCGTTGGTCAAGAAGAACCAGCGCCAGAAGAGAAGCCGGAAGAAAAACCAGCAGAGGAACCAAAGGAAGAACCAAAGCCAGAAGAAAAACCAAAGGAAGAACCAAAACCGGCCGAAACTCCAAAAGAAGAACCAAAACCTGAAGAAAAACCAAAAGAAAAGACGGAAGAGCAGTTTAGAAGTCTAATAAAGAGACTTGTTCGGGAATCTTTGAAAGAATTTCAAAAATAATTTTGGAAATCTGTAACTTTTTTCGTAGATTAGGATTCCTGTAAAAACAGTTCTATTATAAGGAGATATTATGAAGACATCGATGCTTTCACTCATCACAATTCTTGGACTTATCGGAATCGTCGGTTGCTCAAACACAGAGACAAGTCCAACAGAACCAGAGCCGATTCACACAACAATGTCATTCAATTCAGATGGTTCTATTTCAGAACAGCCAATTGAAAGACCAAAACCAGATACGGGTAAAAAGGTTGTACCAAGTCCATTTGTTGATCTTATCCGTGTCTTGAATCTTACACCAGAACAAAAACCGCTCGTAGAAAGACTACTTATTCAACATAGAGAATGTACACAATCTTGTATCCAAACACTCAAGACAATTGAACGTGAAATTCTAATGAACGCAAGAATCGAAGAGAAGAGAATCAAGGATGCGGTAAAGGCCGGTACAATCACAAAAGAAGTCGCAAGACGTGAATTGGCACAACTTAAACAATCAACACAAGAAAAACTAAAAACACTTCCAAAAAATAAGGTTCGTGAATGTCTAAAAGAGTGTGATACACAATTTCTAAATTCACTCAAAGAAATTCTTACACCTGAACAGAAGATTACACTTGAAAGATGGATTGCCTCTCGTCAAAAGAGAGGAACCACAGACGATACGAATCCAAAGGGTCGGGGTTAATTCCTGACCCTTTTGGGTTTTTCCAACATTGACTATTGACTATTGAAATTTAATTCCGTATATTAGTATTACAAACTAACAATTGACCTGATAACAGTTATCAGTTCACAATTATCATTTAACTTTTAGGAGTACCTACATGGCAATCAATCTTGATGCTATCCGCAACCGTTTGAACAATCTGAAGAATGCGAACAATCGCACTTCAAATATTTGGAAGCCAGAACCTGGTGAACACCAAATCCGAATTGTTCCTTATGTACACAACCGAGAAAATCCTTTCATCGAGTTGTTTTTCCACTACAATCTTGTAAAGAAGTCCGTAGTTTCACCACAATCATTTGGTCGTCCTGATCCAATCGTTGAGTTTGCAGAGAAGTTGAAGCAAACAGGTTCAAAGGAAGATTGGTTGATGGGTCGTAAATTGGAACCAAAGATGCGAACATATGTTCCTGTTATCGTTCGTGGTCAAGAAAATGAAGGCGTAAAGTTTTGGGGATTCGGTAAGCAACTTTACCAAGAACTTCTTTCCTTTATCGCAGACCCTGATTACGGTGATATTACAGACTTGAAGGAAGGTCGTGATGTTGTAGTAACTGTAAAGTCGGCAGAAGAAGCCGGTAAGAGTTATGCAGAAACAACAATCCGTATCAAGCCAAAGCAAACACCAGCAACAGAAAATCCTGATGTTATCGAAAAGATCAAGGAACAACCACAAATCACAGAACTTTATCCAGAACCAACATACCAAGAGTTGAAGTCATATCTTCAGTCTTGGTTGGGTGAATCTGAAACACAAAGTGAAGAAGTGGAATATAAGAAGCCAGCTGAAGCTCCAAAGCAGACAGTAACAAAGTCAGAAGTTGAAGACGCATTTGATGACCTTTTTAACTAATAGGAGCCCTATATGGCAAAAAACAAAATGGAACTCACCGATGAACTCGGTGGTGTGATTGCTGAAACTATCAACAAGCAATTCAAATCTCAAAATCTCAAAACGGCTTACTTCTTGGAAGGTGACGATGATGCACCAACCATCGTGAAGGAATGGGTATCTACGGGGTCAACTATTCTTGACCTTGCCATCTCAAACAGAAAGAATGGTGGATTTCCCGTTGGTCGTGTTTGTGAAATAACAGGGTTGGAACAGAGCGGTAAGTCACTACTTGCCGCTCACACCCTACTCAATACTCAAAAGAAGGGTGGTCTCGCTGTCTATATTGACACAGAAAATGCCCTTTCAACAGAGTTTCTTTCAGCCATCGGTCTCAATCTAAAAGAGATGTTGTATGTTCCACTCGAAACGGTGGAAGACATTTTCGAAACGGTCGAGACTATTATCGAGAAGGTTCGTTCATCAGATAAGAACCGACTTGTGACTATCGTTGTTGACTCTATTGCAGGAGCTTCAACAAAGACAGAAATGGCGGCTGACTTTGATAAGGATGGTTATGCAACTGCTAAGGCACTCATCATCTCAAAGGCGATGAGAAAGATTACGAACTTGATTGGTCGTGAACGTATCTGCCTTATCTTTACAAACCAACTTCGTCAAAAGTTGAATGCACCTGCATTTTCAGATCCGTGGACAACACCTGGTGGTAGAATGGAACTTTGCCTCCAGTAAAAAATTCGGTGAATTGCTGGAAAATCCTTAGAGCTTTTACACCACAACATAATTGGTAACAATAAGTGTGATGGTTTGAAAAGTAAAAGATTGGACAATCAGCATCCAAGCATCTCAGTGATGAGATGAAGGTTCAGAGACTAATATGAGTAATCTTTCAAAATTGGGTAAGACTTTTCCATTTCACAAACATATTTATATGTAAAGGAGATACCTATGAAAGAAGAAAATAACACGAGTGCCGAATATCAGAGTGAACTATTGAAATGCGAGATTTGTGGTAAACAAATGAAGTCTATTACAAATTCTCATCTGAGAGATAAACACAATATGACAACCGAAGAGTATAGGGTAATATATCCTAACTCTAAGATGATTAGAGATGGTCATAATTCTAAACTAAGTGAGTGGAGAAATTCAGAACGGAATAAAGCTCACTGTGTTGAAATGAATAAGATAACTGCTAACTGTGAAAGAAGAAAACAGAAATGTAGAGAGGTTACACAGAGTTTAGAATATAGACAAAATCATAGTCGTCGTATGAAAGAGTATGTCAAGAAGCATCCGGAAAGTATAGTTTGGAAATCTATTCGTGGTAAAAATCATCACCATTATGGTAAATCAAATTGGCAAAGATGGTTTGATAAATATGGTGAAGTAGTCGCAAATCAAAAACTTGCGGAATGGAAACAGAAGAATAGAATACCAAGTACCAGTCGTGATACAAAAATTGAGAGAAATGTAAAATCCATCTTGGAAAAACATCAGATTGAATACATACATCAGTATGATAAGATTTCCAGCATTTATATTGATTTCTTTATACCTAAAGCAAACTTAGCTTTAGAGATTCACGGTGATTACTGGCACGCTAATCCAAAAAAATACAAACCGGGTGAGGAAATAAAATATCCAGGAAACCGAATCATAAAAGCTTCGGACATATGGGATAAAGACAGAAAACGTGTTGAAAAAATAAAATCTCTCGGATATTCAGTAATTGAACTTTTTGAAAGTGACATAACTGAAGACATTGTAATCAATTCAATAACTCATCTGATAAAGATATAGTCCGAACTTACGAGAAATCGTAAGAAGTGTGGTGTAAATATCCACACGATAACAAAATTGAAAGGAATTCCATTCCACGCCTCTGTACGAATCCGTCTATCATCCATCGGTGCCATCAAGGCAAAGGTGAACGGACAAGATACAATCGTGGGTTCACGAGTAAAGGCAAAGCTCGTGAAGAACAGGTGCGGCCCTCCTCTACGTGAAGCCGAGTATGCCGTCTATTTTGATAGCGGTATAGATGATTATGGTTCTTGGTTGGAAACAATGAAGGATTATAATCTGGTGAAACAAAGTGGTGCTTGGTATGAATGGACAGACCAAACAACAGGAGAGATTATCAAGTTCCAAAGTAAGGACTTTGTATCAAAGATAATCAGCAACCCTGAATACAAAGAAGTGGTCTACGATTCTATCGCCGAAAAGGTGGTGATGCAATACCAGAAAACAGATGAAGTCAGAATTGATGATGTATCAATTACGGACGAACCGCTGTTAGACGAGGTTTGATTTAGTATGGGGTGAAGAAAAAAATCTTCACCCCATATTTATATCATATAACCAAAGTATTTTTTTTGGAGTCCAAAATGAAATTGTCAAGTAGAAAAGAACTTCTGAAAGAATCAGAAATGAAACTCGCAGAAATCAGAAAATCACTGAATGAAGCAGAGCCATTTAAAATGAAGTATATTCAACCCAGTAAGTTTGATCCTTCCCGTACCGTTCTTAGAAAACCAGTTGGTGCTTTTTCAAATAGTAAAACAAGATCTAAAGTAAAAGACGCTGTAAAGAAGTACAAGTCCTCATTACAAAAATCTATTACTGAATTGAATTCATATTCCACACTCATGGACAATTTAGTAAAAGATATGGAATCTGGTAAAACAATAACAATAAGTAAAGCAGAATCTATTATAAAAAAGACATATGTTGCCAACCAAAAATCATCTATTAATATGACAATGGCTGCTATACAAGAATTTGTTGACTCAATACAAGACATAGCTGAATAAAATAAATATTTATTGGAGCCCTAAATGAAATTGTCAAGTAGAAAAGAATTGCTTTCAGAGGCAGAAAACGAAATGAAAAAGATTCGTGGTGAATCCTTGAATGAAGCCAAGATCAAGGTAAAGGGCAAAATGGTTGACGAGCCGGAAAAATATGTCATTAGATGTTATAAAGAACCAAACTCTTTAAACGTAAGAGGATCGCAGTATGGTAATTTGAGAAAAGGAGAATATCTTGTGCAAAAAGGAGCTGGTACATACACAGGTACTAATGACCTAAATAAAGCAACGGTTTATAACACTAAGGATAAAATGAGTTATGGTTCACGATCAGACAAAGCTGTGAGGGTATTTTTTTGGGACCACGCCAAAAAGTACGAAAAATTTGAAATGGGTGATTTCTTCGAGCCACTTCCGGTCGAAGTCAAGGTAGTAAAAACCGTAAAGCTAATATAACAACAGAACAATTGGAGATGAAAATGAAATTATCAAGTAGAAAAGAACTTCTGAACGAAGCAGAATCAACACTCAAATCAATCAAGAAGTCCTTGAATGAAGATTCTACGATTGGATCGTTATTCTATAAAGTGGTAAACAACGTAATTGATAAAGATCGTTCTGATAGGAAAGATATATTACTTCCATACACACGTAATATCTTTGTAAAAATGAAAGATGCGGTAAAAAAACAAAAAATGTCCGATGACAAAATGAAAATGTCATTGAATATACTTGACAAAGTTGAAAGAGAAACGATAACGAAAGTTGGGAATTTTCAACTAAAAAGTTTCAGTGAGATAGAAGAGTATATTCTAATTGGTATCAGTACACAAATTCAAAAACAAATGTGATGAAATAATTGGAGTCCTAAATGAAATTGTCAAGTAGAAAACAACTTCTGAACGAAGCAGAACAAGAAATCAAAAAGATTCGTGGTAAATCAAAAAAAATTGAAGAGGCCGCTGTAATAAACGAAACGGCAATTACAGACCGTATGATTGGTGAACTCTCAAAATTAGACCCAGGGTCAAAACAATTTTTGAAAAAACTAGTGGAAGTGCTTTATGAAATCACTAGTGAGATACGAAGCCGTGCTTATGGTGCATAACCAATACAGTAATCAGACGAAATAACAAAAGGGAACTTCGGTTCCCTTTTTCATTTGGAAATCTCCCGAAAATTTCATATATTGTAGTCCATTCAAATTCACACGGAATACATTATGATGATTCGGAAATACAAAGACCTACTCAAAGAAGTAGAAGAAGAACACAAAAACGCAGATAATCTTCACCGAGATAGTAGGGTTCTCGTAGTAGATGGAACCAATCTTTTCATCCGTGTATTCTCCGCAATCCCAACACTCAACGAAGATGGTCAACACGTTGGAGGACTTTCAGGATTCATGAAATCACTTGGTGCCACAATTCGTATGGTAAAACCTACGAGAGTTGTGGTCGTCTTTGATGGTAAGGGTGGTTCACATCGTAGACGTAAAATCTTTGATAACTACAAGGAACGTCGAGCAATCAAGTCCCGTCTCAATCGTGCAGTTGGATTTGAAGATTTAGCTGACGAACAGGCATCAATGAAATGGCAGATGGTTCGTCTTTACGAATACCTCCAAAATCTTCCACTCACAACAATCGTGGTTGACCATATTGAAGCCGATGATGTTATCGCTTATTTGGCATCCTACTTCAAGGAAAAGGTTTACATCCTATCCAATGACCGAGATTTTCTCCAATTGGTTTCAGAGAATGTAAATGTTTATGTTCCTACACAGAAAAAAATGTTCAATCAAGAGAATCTGTTGGAACAATATTCCGTGTGGTCTGAAAACTTTACAATCTTCAAGGCATTACTTGGTGATAACTCTGATTCTATTCCGGGAATAAAGGGTATGGGTGAAAAGACAATTCTGAAACATTTTCCTGAACTTGGTGAACGAAAGAAGATTGGATTGGATGAATTTATACAAATCTGTGAATCATATGATGGTAAGGCAAAGGCAATGTTGGAATTGAAACAATCTATTCCACAATTGAAACGAAACTATGAGTTGATGCAGTTATTGGATGTGGATATACCCGCATCAACGAAATCAAACATACGAAATATGGTTGATGGTGAAATTTCTAGTATGAATAAGATTCAACTTGATACATTGTGTTTACAAGATAAACTCCGTGCCGTAATGAATGGTTGGGATGATTGGTTATCCACAAACTTCAAATCGTTGGATTCGTATAGAACTAAAACTATGGAATAGATAGTTATAAACATAAGGCCGTGGAATTCATTTGATTCGTAGTTTGTTTCTCGACTCCTACACAATCGCTCCGAATCCACGGCTTTTCTTTTTCAATTTGATATTTATTAGTAGAGAAACAAACTACATATCAAATGAATAGGAGAACGTTATGGTCATCTATAAGACCACCAATTTGGTGAATGGCAAACAATACATTGGCAGAGACAGCCACAATAATCCAAACTATCTTGGTTCTGGTGTATTATTACAAAGAGCAATTTCAAAATATGGAAAAGATAATTTCAAGAAAGAAATTATTGAAGAATGTTTATCATTGGAAAATCTAATACGGCGCGAAGAATATTGGTTGGATTATTATGATGCAGGTAATAACCCTATGTTTTACAATGTTCATAATAAAGGTAACGGATATTCGGTTAGTGGTGAAAAACATCCTATGTATGGTAAAGAACCGAGTGAAGAGACAAGACAGAAAATTAGCAAAGCAAATCGCGGACAAAAAAGAACCGATGAAACAAAAAGAAAAATAAGTCAAGCTCTCACCGGAAGAAAAATTAGTGAAGAAACTAGAATCAAAAATAGGAATTCACATCTCGGAAAGAAACCACATGAAAACGCAATAATGAAATTGAGAGAATTGGGCGGTAAAAATAGTCCACATTTCAAGGGATATGTTTTGTGTGTAAAGGGTCAATATGAAAATCAATCTAAAACAATATCTGATTGGTCTTCTATTCTAAATGTGGGACACTCTCATATTTCTGGTCATTTGTATGGTAAGAAATATAAAAATGGAATAAAAGGAAATTTCTTTGTGAGAGAATGTAAATTATAATTGTTCGTAATATTTTCACTTTGTAAAATGGTTTTAGTTTCGTATATTGTTTAGTAATAAAATCAACACAACTATTGGTATAAAATGACGGACACTCTTGGCGAATATGGACACACCTTCCAAACAAAAGTAATTTCATCTCTCATTTCAGATAGAGGATTCCTACAACAAACTTCTGATTTGTTGGAACCGGCTTACTTTGAATCACAGGCAAACAATTGGTTGGTAGATAAGATTCTAAAATACCATACCCAATATAAATCTGCACCAACAGCAGAAGTATTCAAGTCACTTCTTGTTCCTGTTGAAGATAAACTTCTACGGACTTCTATCGTTGATGGATTGAAGGAATCACTTCGACTTCAAAACTCCCCTGACTTGGAATACGTCAAGAATGAAACGATTGAGTTCTGTAAGAATCAAAAGATGAAAGTTGCCATCCTTGAATCTGTTGACCTTTTGAAAGCTGGTAAGTTCGATGCAATCAAGAAGAAGGTTGACTCTGCACTCAAAGCTGGTGCTGATAAGGATGTTGGACACGAATACAAAGACCATATTGAAGAACGATATTCAGAAGGTGCTCGTAATTGTGTTGCAACAAACTGGGACGTTATCAACGATATTATGTCAGGTGGTCTTGCTGGTGGTGAGTTAGGTGTTGTAGTTGCTCCTGCCGGTGGTGGTAAGAGTTGGGGTCTTATCAATGTTGCTGCTAATGCGGTCAAACAAGGTAAGACGGTTATTTACTACACACTTGAATTGAATGCCTTCTACGTTGGTAGACGTATTGATGCTTACCTTACAAAGATTCCATTCCAAAATCTACAAGAAGAACATTCTCGTGAACGAATCCAAGAAGCAATGGAAGGACTCGAAGGCAATCTCATCATCAAGTATTACCCTACGAGAACTGCCTCGATAACTACTATCACATCACACATAGAGAAATGTATTTCTCAGGGAAAAAAGCCAGACATGATTGTTCTTGATTATGCTGACTTGATTCGTCCATCGAAGGCTGGTGATAAGAGATTGGAATTGAATGACATCTACGAAGACCTTCGTGGTGTTGCTGGTGAGTATGATATTCCAATTTGGACTGCATCACAAGCCAATCGTTCTGCCACAGAAGAAGATGTGATTGAAGGTAACAAGGTTTCGGAATCTTACAATAAGGTTATGGTGTGCGACTTCATTATGTCCCTCTCTCGTAAGTTGAATGATAAGATTGGTGGAACAGGAAGATGGCACATTATCAAGAACCGATTCGGCCCTGATGGTATGACATTCCCAAGTAAGATAAATACAATGACGGGACATATTGAAATCTTTGAACCTAACTCTGACATCGGTAAATCTGTTTCACAATCTATGACCGGCGAAGGTATGGTAAAGAAAGCTCTTTCACAAAAGTTCAAGGAATTAGAAGGGTTCTGATATTTATTGATATACAATATCGGAGCAGTTATGTCCTACCTAAATATACCAATCCCACCAATAGACGCAATGGTACGTGGGAATTTCTTACGAGACCAACGGGACTCACACGATAAGAAGTTCCCATGTATTATTTTCGGAATGGCATCAATTCCAGCACAAGCCCCACTCTTTCATTTTGTTATGCAAGATGGTGGACTTTGGTGGAGGATGCCAATACACGCTTTCTCTTGGAAAGAAGATGCAATAGAACAACCACTTGATGAGTTAGTCTTATGGGACTCATTCTCGTATCACGTTTCTGCAACTCAATTCCCTTATCTCAAAAACAGGAATATGACATTCATTTCCCGTCGGAGAGAAAAATACAAGGGAAGATACTTGTTCACATTAGATTGGGGTGCATCAACAGATTCAGGTGATACAGACTTTCTATTCTCTGAATACCCGTCTCAACATAAGTGTGGCCACGTTCTTGCGATGGACAATGGAAACTTTGCGATACAACCAAACAATCGTCTTTTACTCCACGACCCTTCATTCACAACAAAAGAAGACGTGGTAATAAACAGAATGTATAATAACACTCTTTGGACTGCTGAACGAAATCCAAGATGGGTAACTCCTGAAACGGATAATATGCAGTATGACCACACAGATTTAGAAGCCGGTGAGTCAAACGAAAAACGGTCTAAAGAGTATGATGAGAAACTAAATGAAAATACGGATAAGCCATCTAAACGGAAAGTATGATAACGAAACAGGTGCAGACCTCTGCGAAGTATTCGGAACACCCGAAAACGAAACCTACAAAGAACTTTTTGAAACAGGATGGCTACCAACAAAAAATGGAGAATGGTATCAATCTCGTTCTTCTCGTGTAAAGATAGATGAGTTATCAGGAACTCGTCGGTATGAAGTGAGAAAGTTAAACGTATCAAACGAAGGTGATTGGGAAAAGATATTTGGAGAAACAAAGCATTTATACCCAAACTTTCAGGAAGATTACATTAGAACTTGCCTTTCATTCAACCACGAGATTTATTACTTTGATGACTCTGTGTTTGCGGTTCTAAATTGGTTTGATGATATTCCATTCTTCTCAACCGTCGTCGGTGGTAGAATGAAGAAAAATGGAGTAACGCCACTAACTTGTTATTACTTCATCCATAAATTACTTGGACATTCATACCCTTATTTGTATATTAGTGAATGGTATGAACAATTCAATTTCAAGTCAAACTATCCTAACTTTGAATGGTGGGATGGGGAAAAATGGGTAAAAAAATAATTCAGAAAATCACCGATTTTTTCTTTCAAACTTCATACTTATCTCTATACGATTCAACTTTGGAATCAAAAATAAACGTTTTTAGAAAAAAAATAATCGGAGACAACTATGGATATTAGCAACCGAATCCTTTCGGATATTACTGTATTCCAAAAATACGCAAAATACCTACCCGAATTGAATCGGAGAGAAACATGGGAAGAGTTGGTGACGAGAAATAAAGAAATGCACCAAAATAAATACCCACAACTTCACGATGAAATTGAATCTGCCTATAAGTTTGTCTACGATAAGAAGGTTCTTCCATCCATGAGATCTCTTCAGTTCGGTGGTAAACCAATTGAAATCAACCCATCAAGAATTTATAACTGTTCTTATTTACCAATTGACGACTGGCGTGCTTTTGGTGAAGTAATGTTTCTTCTTCTCGGTGGAACTGGTGTAGGTTTCTCCGTTCAAAAACATCACGTTGAAAAGCTACCACCAATTCACAAACCAAAGAAAGACCGCGAACGTAGATTCCTCGTCGGTGATTCTATTGAAGGTTGGGCTGATGCAATCAAAGCCGTTGTAAAGTCATACTTCTTTAGCGGTTCATCACTTCGTTTTGACTATTCAGACATTCGTCCAAAGGGAACTCGTCTCATCACATCAGGTGGTAAGGCACCAGGACCAGAACCGCTTCGTATTTGTATTGAAAAGATTCGATCTATCCTTGAACTAAAGCACGATGGTGAAAATCTAACTCCATTAGAAGTCCACGATATTATCTGTCATATTGCAGATGCGGTTCTTGCCGGTGGTATTCGTCGTGCTGCTCTTATCTCTCTTTTCTCTGCTGATGATAACGAAATGATTTCGTGTAAGTTTGGTGCATGGTGGGAATTGAATCCTCAACGTGGACGTGCAAATAACTCGGCAGTATTACTTCGTAGTAAGATTACCGAAGAGTTCTTCAAGGAGTTGTGGAAGAAGATTGAACTTTCAAACGCAGGTGAACCAGGAATTTACTTCTCAAACGATAAGGACTGGGGAACAAATCCATGTTGCGAAATTGCACTCCGTCCATTCCAAATGTGTAATCTCTGTGAAGTAAACGCATCAGATGTGGTAGACCAACAAGATTTGGAAGACCGAGTTCGTGCTGCCGCATTTATTGGAACGCTCCAAGCATCATACACCGAGTTCCATTACCTCCGTCCAATTTGGCAAAGAACTTGTGAAAAGGATGCACTTCTTGGAATCGGTATGACTGGTATTGGTTCAGGTGTAGTTCAGAAGTTGGATGTCAAAACTACGGCAAAGATTGCAAAGGAAGAAAACGAAAGAGTTGCAAATCTTCTCGGTATCAATAAAGCTGCAAGAGTAACTTGTATCAAACCATCAGGAACAACATCATGTGTTCTTGGTACGAGTTCAGGTATTCATGCATGGCACAATGACTACTATATCCGTAGAATCCGTATTGGTAAGAATGAGGCACTATACAACTATCTTATCCAAAATCACCCACAGTTGGTGGAAGATGAATACTTCCGTCCACATGATACCGCCGTCGTTGGTGTCCCACAAAAGGCACCAGACCATGCTATCATGAGAACAGAATCACCTATTCAACTTCTTGAACGAGTGAAGTGGTTTAGTCAGCAGTGGATTCGTCAGGGACACAGAAGTGGTATGAATACTCACAATATTTCGGCAACGGTATCTATCCGTGAACATGAATGGCCTGCGGTCGGCGAATGGCTCTGGGAAAATAGGGACACATACAATGGTATTTCAGTATTACCTTTCTCCGACCATAGTTACATACAGAGCCCATTTGAAGATATTACAGAAGAAAGGTATCATCAGTTAATGGAAACTCTCAAAGACGTGGACTTGAGGCTCGTAATTGAAATGGATGACGAGACTGAATTGGCTGGAGAAATTGCGTGTGGTGCATTGGGTTGTGAAATAAAATAAGTTGGAATGGTGATGTGATTTTTATAACTCTCCGTTTGAATATTCTTGACTTTATTGTATATTTATAGTAAAGTCAACTATTCAAACGGAGATGTTTATGGGAAAGAAAGGGGTTTCAAAATATTTTGGGATATTAAAACCGGGTGATAAATTTGGAGAATGGGAAATTTTATCTGATGTGTTCGTTGATAAGGAGTCCCGTGTAAATGCAAGATGCTCGTGTGGATATGAATCAAGTCCGAGTGTATTGACGATTATAAAAGGAATATCTACTCGTTGTTGGAAATGTGGTTATAGTAGAAAGATGGAAGAAAATCCCGCATGGAAGGGGTATAAAGAAATACCATACGGTTGGTTTAGTAAATACTTTGAAAGAAATACAAAAAGAGCGGGAAAAAGATTTGGAGACATTACCATCGAACAAGTCCACGAATTATGGATAAGTCAGGATAAAAAATGTGCTCTAACTGGTTTACCGATAGATTGGATAAAACGTGAAGATGGTGTTTCTTGTTCAATAGATAGGATAAGTTCAGATGGAGAATACACAATTGATAACATTCAACTTGTTCACAAAGACATCAATCTTATGAAAAACCATTTTGACCAAGATTATTTTATTCAGATGTGTAAATTAGTTTGCCAAAACAATTTGCAATAACCTATTTATCTAACAGGGAACTAATCCCGAATATTATACAAACAGGAGAAACGTTATGACAAAGCAAGAACTCTATGAGCAGATCACAAACCTGTTCAACGAATTCACCGTCGGACACAATTCAAAGTTCAAGAAGGGTGCAGGAGACGCTCGTAAGGCGTTGGGTGCTATCAAGAAGTTGATTACACCTTACAACAAGGCATCTGTGTCTGAAGGCAAAGAATCCAAGTAAAGCAAATGAAAGAGGAAGATTACTATATAAACGAAAACGGGAAGGTGGTATTCACAGAAGAGTACCACCTTCGCCGTTCATTTTGTTGCGGATCGGGGTGTGTATCGTGTCCGTATGAACCAAAACATACAAAAGGGGTGACGAATGTTGCGATTAGAGAACGAGGTAGATCCGAAGATAGTTCAACCCAAACATCTGAAGGGTAAGAAGATTATTTTTAGACGTGGAGATGAGGTACTCATTTCAGAAGTTATTGTTATAGCTGAACAGTGTTTTGTTCGATATTTTGGGATAACGATGGATATTACTCAAATGGACGGTTGGACGAAATTGCCGGTTGTTTCATATTTATAAGTAATAAACGATATGAGGACATTATAGAGAAACAAATATGATAAAACTAAAATCTATACTGCAAGAAAAAGGTTCAGAATCTGTATTTCAAAATGTTGCATTTGGTCAAAAGACATCATACAATACCGATGCAGAATCTATTGCAAAACTTCAAGGTAAAATTGGTGGTGAAAAGGATACAAAGATAGAAGCTGAAATAGCCAAGATCTTGATAGATTGGTTTCAATCGGGAATAAATCCATCTGCCGCCAAACAGCTCTACAAACATTTCGAACTGTTCAAAGATGCAAGAGAAAAGTACCCTAAAATTTTCAAACCGGCAACAACGGACGGAACCCTTCTGTATCGTGGTTTGAGTATGATGCCATCTAGTTTGAAGGATTTTTTCAAAAAGGGAACCCTAAAAAAAGATTGGAAGAAAGAAAAGATCGGTACGAGAACATATATGGTTTCAAGTAAACCTGTTTTATATGTACCAGAAAATGATATTCAAAGTTGGACACCCAATAAATCAGTGGCATTGAGCTTTGCCAAGAGTGCTTTACTAATGACTAAACAAGATGAAAATTTCTTATTCAATCCGAAATTTATAGCATTACTGGCTACAATGGATGAAAAAGAAATTCTACATTTTGGTAAAAAATACTCCAACCCGATAACGATTGCAGTTGAATTCGCTACATATACTGAATATGTAAAGTTCTATACTAAATAACAGATTGTTCACACCAAAGTAATCATATTTATAGATATGATAAAACTCAAAGATATATTATCCGAAGCAGATACAGACCCGAAAACGGTGTTTGGAAATATTGCATTCGGTGACGAAAGTGATGACGAATTTTATAAAAAGTTTGTTAGATTACAAGGTAAAACTGGTTCTGAAAAGAATACAAAGATCGAGAAACAGATATTCACACTTCTTGATGACTGGACAGGTGAATCTACTGGTAATATTGCGAACAAACTTTACAATTACGAATCTTTATTCCGAGCCGCATCTAAAAAGTTCCCTACTATTTTCAAACCAGATACACCAAATGGAACGGAAGTTTATCGTGGTTTGAAATATACGAATACTAAAATGACTTCTTTTGTAAAAAAGACATCAGAAAAAGATTGGAAATGGGTAAAACTTGGCGGTATAGATTACGCAAAATATTCAAAACCGATAGAATATAATCCAGAACGTAATGTTCAAAGTTGGACAACTTCTAAAAATATTGGAAGTAGGTTTGGTGATTCTGCGGTTCTAATATCAAAACAAAATAACGAGTATCTGTTCAGTCAAAAAGCCATGCGTATCTTTGCTGGCGATGGTGATGACGAAAAAGAAGTAATGCACTTCGGAAAAGAGTTTTCAGATGATGTTTTTATTGCATTATCAGTCATAGAGTTCAAACGACTCTTTAAATAACAGATTGCCCACCACAAGGTAAATACATGGGAAGTTCGGATGGCAATAGTAAAAAGACAAAAACTACGAGACAACCTCGCAAAAACTTGTTTGGTTTTAGGAACATTCTTCAATCCTCTTGGATTCGATGCGGCCTTTGCTTTCACTACAAAACTTACAGGAAGTTACTTCATTACAGACGTTATCTTCTATGGGGTTGCGCTGTTATTTTTTGGATTTTATTTCTTACTTTCCCGTAAGAAAACAAAACCTGAACCATATTTATAGGATATAATCATACTATTTTTTGGAGTATACGATGGAAATGACTAAACAACGAATGATGAAACTTGCTGGTCTTTTGACTGAATCCACAAACAGTCTACCAATAAACGAAGTGTCTACTAGTGATTTAAATTCTACGATTAAATATTTCACTGATTTTAAAAAACAAATGACTATTACGTGTGATCAAACCCTTGCAGCTTTGAAAAAAAGAAATCCGGATCCAAAAGAGGTTGCATCTATTTTTACTCCTCCGGCTCGTAAATTAACTAGTATTGATCCATTGATTAAGGATTGGGTACAATATTGTTTAAAAGGCAGCAATCGTCCTCCAAGTAGTGCTCCTATCTTTTCGGAAAAAAACTTTTCTCCTAACAAGATAAAATCAGTAATAAAATACTTTGAAGACATTAAAAAATATTCTATATCATCATCTGATAAGGCCATACTTGGACTTCAGAAAGTAAAATCATTAGGAAAAAAAGCAACCGATGATGATATTGAGATGGTACAAGATGCTTGGTCAAAGGACTCTTTCAAAATGCAGTCAATGGATTCTTCTTTTGAGAGATGGTGGGATTCTTGCGTAAATGAAATATTCTATTCTTTATATTCCGAGAATCAATAAAATAGGCATAATGGTTACAAGACTAAATTTTAAATTAATTGGGTAAAGTATTTTTTGGAGTATAAGATGGAAATGACTAAACAACGAATGATGAAACTTGCTGGTCTTTTGACTGAATCTATCAATGAGGCAGTAAAGGAAGTAAATTTTGGTAAAGATCCAAAGAGTTTTGCCAAGGGATATAGTGGTTCTTCTACTATGTGGAAAAACACAACAATGTTTAGCAAGACAGATGCAATGAACATTATGAAACAGGCACTCCCTGACGGTTACAATGACTTCACACCTGAATTGATTGACAAATTACCAGCTGATGCAAAGATTCAAATTGCTCGCGAAGGTAGTGTTTGTCTTTATGTAAAAACAACTACAAAACTGAGTAAGGCTTCTTTGAAGGCAGATGAACTCGATCAAGTAGAACCAGGTCTATACCGAATTTGGTGGGACTAATACAATCGGAGTATAAAATGAAATTATCATCAAGAAAACAATTACTCAAAGAAGCATCAACGATGTTGGAGTCTTTGCGTGAATCAAAGAAGAAAAAATCTTTGAATGAAGCGGTAGACTTTTCAATCATTGGTAGAATAGATGGATGGGATCTGAAGGGGCTAGGTAATTTTAGTTCTTTTGATCTTTCAAAGCCATATCATTGGAAGAGAATTATGGGAAAAAGTCCCACAAATCTTTCTGAAGAAGAATTGAAACAATCAATACTTGATTCTGAAAATAGCATTCAATATGCAAACAAACTAATTATGCTGGCTAAACTTGTAAAGAAACAACTTCAAAATTTCTCATCAAGTGCTTCTTCTATTTCAGCCGGTGAAAAGGCATTAGAAGGAAAACAAATCACGGTTCAACATATTGCAGACTTCTTGGAATCAATTTTCATAACTGATACTGCAAATCTAAAGAAGATTTTTGATATGTATAATGCAAGTATAAAAAAACACTATCCACGAGCAACAGAACTTTACTTGAAAAAACCATCCGATTTGAATGGTATTCCTAAAGTAAGACAAGGTGGTAAAGATATTGTGTTTCTTTATTCAAGATCAGACGGTAAGGATATTTTACAAGATGCACTCAATGAATCAGTTTTTGAATTGTTGAGACGGGAATATCCAGAAGTTGCACCTCTTCTTTTGATTCGTGGACAGACTTCTTGGTCTTATTCGGTAAAGAAAAACTTTATTGTTGGTGTTGTGAAATCAACAATTGCAAGTAAGCCAGCTATGAACAAAAATTGGAAACGTGTATTTGCAAAGTATGCAGATTGGTTAGAAGACTAAATTTGAAAATGAATTGGGTAACTAAAATGAAACTATCATCAAGAAAACAACTACTTAGTGAGGCATCTCAAACACTTCAATCACTTCGTGAAGCTGAAGAAAAGATTAGCCAAAAAGTTGAAAACTCTGTAAAGAGAATGAGAGAAGCCACAAAAAAGGCAAATCGTTCAGAAGCTCTATTTGAACTCGCTAAACTTCTAGCAGAACAAAAGTATTCAAAGATACTTGACCACACTGCTGAAATCAGAAAGATTGCTGGAACAATGCCTTATGGTATTCAACAGTATGAAAATGAATTGATGACAGAGATGTTAGCCAAGGCAAAACAAAGATTCAACGTGAAAGAATATGCCGCTATTTATTCGGCACTCTAAAAAGAATACATAGGTAAAAGAAACCCATCGTATTCGATGGGTTTTTTGTTTTGTAATAATCCAAATTTTTTGTATATTGTTGTCATGCAAAACATACATGATTACATAGAAAACCGTAAGAATCTAAAAGACATATCTGATGATCAATTGGATGAAGTCATGCCGATTCTAGCAGAACAACTTTCAAAGTTGGATTATACAATATCTCACTCCGAGAAAGATTTGAGAAAGGATTGGTCTAATCTAATCAATTATACACCAACTTCAAATCTAACAGCATCACAAGTTCGTCACGGAATAAAACTGGCAGAACATTTCTATCCAAACTTTTATAAGATAGAATCGAATGGTAAGTCATTCCATACTGCGTGGAATCCTGAAGTCTTGGAGAAAGTTCTTCGTTGGTGTAGAACTGGAATGAGTGGGGTGTGGCTATCTTGGATAAGACGTGCCGTTTATTTCTCGGCCGGTCTTACATCAAGTACAATGTATCGACCACATATTGCAAAGACTGCCTGTCTTATGTCAGAAACTCCAATGGGAACGTTATTAGATCCTTGTATTGGTTGGGGTGGAAGAATGTTGGGAACGGTATCTGCTGGTTGGGATTATATTGGATTTGATACCAACCCAGAAACATTCCAAAACACACAACGTCTTGTAGAATTTCTTGGTATTCAATCAAAGGTAAAGTTGTTTCTCGATGATTCTATGAATATGGATAAGTATGATTTCGGTAAAGTCGATATAGTTCTAACTTCACCACCATATTATGATGTTGAGATTTACTCAGACTTTGATAACGGGCAATATACAACATTCCCAACATATCAATCTTGGGTTGATGGTTGGTTATCTCCACTCATCGGAAAAGGATTGGAAAGACTAAACGACGGTGGTATGTCTTGTTGGAATACACAAAATATGCCAAGTAAGAAAATGATGATGATAGATGATGTGGAAAGAATACATAATAACTTCGGATGGAATCTTTCAGATACAATTGGAGTATCAAGTCCTGTTAGGAATTTGAGGACTGCAAATAAGAAGATTCCAGATACTACATTTATCTTCAAATGAAAAAGAATGACCAACTTTATAAAATTTTTGTATATTTATAGTAAATAGAATCATTTTTTTTGGAGTTGGAGTATAATATGAAACTGAAACGACTTATGAAACTTGCCGGTCTTCTTACCGAGTCAAAATTGAGTGAAGCCACAACTATAAAATCAAAGTTCAATCCTGCTTTGAGTATAAAAGTTGGTGACGACTCTTGTACACTCGTTACACCATATGGTAATATCACATTCGAAGTTGCCGGACAATATGATGATTTCAGCACAGCTGCTGGTGTTAGTATGGATTATAGTGCGCCAAAAGGCGGTGTTACACAATCTGAGTGGAAAAATGCAGCAGATGCAATTATGGATTTCGTATCTAACGAAGATGATTATCTTGAGGCATTAAAAAAGCTATTAGACCCAAAAGTTCTTGGTAAGTACATACCTAAAATTGTAGGCAAACCAATGAGTTCTGGTGTAAAGGGATCGACTATGCAAAAGAAACCAGCATCTACACCAGCAACATCACAATGGAATATGGAAATGGAAAAAGATACACTCCTAAAGAAAATCCCAGCTCGTTATCGAAGTAAGCAATTTAGATATGCTGGTACTATTCTTTCTAAAAAATTAGGTGGATCTTCTAACTTGTCAGGTCGTGGTGTTTATTATCCACTTACTGATATTTTAGACGATATTTATGACGCATTTAACGAAAATGATGCAGAGTCAATTAAGTATGCAAAATCTCTCTATATGAAACCAGGTAATACCAAAGAGATATTCACCAATTTCAGAGGAAAAGAAGAATTGGAATTAGTTTATATGTATTAATTCCTTGATACATAAGAACTTATGAAAACCCATCCTTTTCGATGGGTTTTTTATTTGGAAATGTCAAATTTTTTCCGTATACTTGTATTCAATCAATTACAAGTTACTAATATGACACCGAGAAAACAAAAGAAAATTGACGAATTTCAAATGAAAGCACTTGACGAAATGTTCAAGCGTGTTGGGTTTGAAGGATATGACGAAGAGTTTGCACAACAACCTTATTGGTTTACTAAACGTGAATGGACTCTTGAAGAAGATGTTGCATTTACAAAATGGTTCATTGACGAATATTCAAAA